GTCTGAGCGGCAGAGGCATCAGTAAACATTCTCGCAACAAATTTACCATCCGCTAAACTATCAACTTCGAAGTAATCACCGCCGCCAGAGCTTGTATCTGTTGGTTTTAAACCGCCTCCTAATATTTCACCATTACCTGTGGTAAATGTTATTTCACTAGGAAGTGCTGCACCGTTTGCCAATGCGCTAAAATCTAATGTCTTCACGCCATTTCCTCCACCACTATTTGAAGCGCCATTTGTGTTTAATTCACCTTCTGTGTTTAATTCCATTACGCCACCTCAGAAGTTGCTAGCGTGTGGTAGAAAACAGGGAACCAGTTATAAAGTATTTCACCATCTACAATTGATGGAATGCTTTGCGAGTCGCGAACATTCAGTGCAGGTGTGCCCAGTTGTGTGTCTGAATATCCGAAGTCTAAAACGCCACCCTCTTCAAGCTGCACACCAAAATCGACAATCAAATTATTGCCGCTGACGTTTACGCTTGTAGCTACGGTTTCAACGTTCGTCGGCGAAATGTACTTAAAACCCCACCCCGTCAACTGTGGAATTGTTGTTGTATCAATGACCATTGGGGGTACGGGAACGTGCATTGCTATAGTTACGCTAGTTCCACTTACCGAATAGCTTTCAGGTTGTAAGCATTTAGATACTGGCGGATTAGCACCTGCAGCAACACTCTTCATTAATCTGTGCGCCGCTAGTGCGTGGTATTCTCCTTGCATCATGTATCCCTGCGCTTTCATGTGCGTGGTATCACTACTACTCGCTGGATATTTATGGCTGATATACCATTTGCTGCCAGCGTAGTGTGCGTCATCGTTTTCAAGCGCGTATTGATAAAGGGCATTATTGATTTCTCTTCGACCAATGCCGCTACCAATGCCAGTCAAAATCATATCGAAACGGTTCTGCCCCGTCTTCGCATTTGCTAATGATGTAACATAGTCGTGACCTGCCCTGACCGTTGTTTTGTAAGTGTCGGGGTCTGTATTGGTGTCAGACTCGCCTTGGTCCCAAAGCCAGAAAGGTAGGCTTACACCAAGGCCAATATCTGCCGCTCTTAAATCTGAACGGGTGATAAATCGGCCAGCATTATTCATAGACGGGTTTGATGTATCAAATAGCCAATCTGCTGTTTTGCCACCAACACCCGTACTCGCCCATAAAACAGGATTATTTCTATTGTCGTTAGACTTCTCTAACGATCTGAAAAGTTGAATGAATGAATAACCGTGAGATTCCACCAAATCGTTTTGATATGGTCTTAAAGACTCCATTTCTGCGACTTGCGCAACGTTATCCCCTTTACCCTCTGCGCGAATGCCGTTGAACATAAACCCACCAAACGGGGATTCCATATTAACGGCGCTTGAAGCGACACCAACAGAAAGTGATTGGCCAGCCACTAAAACAGTATGCAATACCGTAGGCTCTCCAACTCCCCACGCTGCAGAAGCCTGCTCATTAACAACCGCTTTAATTGATGCGCCGAAAATATCTGATTCTGGTGAATAAACCAGTAGTTCGTCACCCTCGTCAATTAAAAAGCTCTCTATCTCTGCATAACCATTTGTGAAAGAAACTGAGCGCTCTTCAATTAAAGATTTGCTTTGATAATCAATTAAAGAAACGCGTCTCACACCACTTTCAGGCTTCCCGTCTTTGGTTTGAATAATAATCTTACTAGCCATTGGCCAACTCTCTATACTGTAATTGAAATTGTGTTAGACCATGCGCCGACTAGCGCACCGTTAAGGCAACGGCATCTGATCTGGTATGTGCCTGAAGTGAAATTAAGTGAACGTTTGAAACAACCTACAACCCCAGGCAATCCAACGTTCGGAACGGATAAAGGTGACCAACTAGAACCACTATCACTTGATACTTCAAATTCCATTTCTGTCATAGCTGCTCGGCAAAGGTCTTTCATCGTGGGGTAAGTTTTCATAACGTGAACAAGCTTTGCGCGTATTCTTACAGGACTGTAAGTGCTGTAAGTACCAAACCCTTTAGGCTGGTTTTGTAGTTGCTCGGTAGAAACACAGCGAACACCATCTACCGCGCAATTCCATATTTCTATGTAGGGGCTAGAATGGCTTGGCGAAAATACTTCGCGCACACCAGAGGTTCTAACAAATTCGGTATTAGCAATTGTAGCTGAACCTTTAGAGTGAGTACGAAGCATCTTACAAGCGCCTTCGTAACGCGAGTGATTTACTTCAGAACGCTTTTTCAAGTCGGTTACAGCGTCAGAGCCATTTTTCAAATCGCAACCGTAGATATTAACCGAGTATTTGAAAGCGTCTTCACCGTAATACGCGCCATTGACCACGAAGCAATCTGAGTTTCCGAATCTACTGTTATAGTTACCAAAATTCGAATCGAGCAATAAATCAACGTCACAAAAATGTAGCTGCTGTTCTTTAACGAAAGGCCCGTACAAGTCACCCTGAACAGCAACTTGCCATGTTTCATTAACGCCTTCATAACCACCAATAAAATCCATTTTATAAACTTCAAGAGATTCTGCACCTCGAAGGTTAATTCCATTCCTGCGGTTTCTAACTGTTACGTTCTCAGCAAGATAATGAGCATTAGCATTAGTGCCTCGGTAGCCATCACGCTCGTTCTGTTCAAGTACCCCTGAAAGGTAAATGTCAGCGGTATACAAATCTTTAAGTCGTGTTACTGGAAGTACATCGAACATCAAATTAACGTTATTACCATCAACCGTGGCGCTTAATTCTGGCACTGCAGGCGTTTCGGTTCTTAATAACTTACGCACGTAGATATTTTGGACGTTACCTTTGTACCCTGACGCAGTTACTTGTACTTGCGTTGCATTAGCTGGCGCACGGATTAACCAAACTTCAGTGCCTTCTAAACTATGGCTGTATTGGCCTACTTCGCTGCCGATCTTAGGTGTTACTGATCCGCTTTCTACACCTACCAACTTCAATGAGATTTGGTAAACCTCACCATCTTCAAAATTGTAGCTTGCGTTTAATGGGTTGCTTGTGTTGTTTGCGTAGTAATTACCGCCACTTTTAGACCAGCCCGAGCCGCTAAATGCATCTGGTTGAACTACTTTTGCACCTACCTCGGGTGAAGGCAGTATTTTAAATCGGTGCATGTAGATAAAGTTTTCAGTGCTGTATCTGAAGTAATCGATAGCTTCTTCACCCGGATCTAAATGCAACCAAGCATCTAAAGGCATGTAACGTAATGAACCATCTTCAGTAGGGACTATTCTTGCGCCACTAGGTAAATCAATCTGGCTAGAAAAAGCATTCTCAGCACCTTGTACGGATACCGCATTATCTAGTTGCGGAATGTGCATGTAAGGCAGGGATAGTGTTTTATTTGCATATACTGGTAATACGTCATCGGTTACCGTAGCTTTTACACCACGCCAGCTTTCACCTTCACTTAAAACTACGGTTTCATTATACAATTCACCATTCACGGTAACGTTGTTTAAAATAAACGTAGAAGCACCACGAGCGTACACAAACGGTAAAGGCGCTAATGCTTTATAGTCACCCCCGTTTATTGTGATAGTAGAGCCAGCATGACCTACAATTACACCAAGGCCACTTGTTTCATCCAAGTTGCAACCGCAGTTATTAAGTTCACCGTCTTTTTCAAACTCATAGGCGAAACCATCACCCTGTACTCTTCGCGTCCATGAAACCATGCAATCTCTAGCGGTAGAAGTTTCAGAAAAATGAATACCCTTACAATCGTAGCTTGACGTTAAACCCTTAACATCAACGGGGCATTCAAACCTAAAGCCTTCATCACTGAAGCCATGAGTATCAACGTAACGAACGATCGCCTTGCTACCTTGCTCTAAGTGAATACCAATAAATGGTGTGTCGTTTTCTGCAAAAAGGTTGTTTTCGTTAACAATTTTGCCGCCTACTATTTCAATCTCAGAGTGTCCCGCTCTTACTGCTATACCTATATCGCCAGAACCATTAATATCAAATCCCTGCATTGATACATTGCTAGAGCCAATAGGAATATCTAAAGCTTTTAGCAAGGTTTTTATAAACGTTAAACCTCTTAGCACCCAATCAAACATACGATATCCACCTGTATTTATTAGCCCTGCGTTACTCATAATCGCGCCATGTATTTCGGTGCCACGATTGTCTTTGGTTAGTGTTAGAAAGTTTTGGGAGTCCTTAATTTTTACGCTGTAAAAGCGGTGGTAATCCGCGCTTAATAAAATGAAGTTTGCTGGGGCGTTGATAATCCAAGGTGAATGGTTATCTAAGCTTGTGTCTATATCGCTTTCACCAACTTGCAAGCCAAAGTAAAAAGAGAACCAAGCCCCTTTAGTGGCTTCGTCAATATCGAAATTCCAAGGCGTAGTTCTAGGTATCCAGTCGCGAACTTCAGAAGGGTGAGAGCCTATATAAAAATTATCGCCGCGCTCTATACGATAGTTAGGGTTCTCACCATCGCTATCGTTATAAATTCGATGGTATATTCCATTTATATCTTGAACAGGGTTACAGTCGGCCCACTCTTCGCCTTGCGTCCAACCCGCTGCGGTTTTTAAATTCACATCAAATAAACGATTAATACTCACTGACAGGTATCCTTATTTTTATTGACTCTACGGTCATACTTCCGGTAATCCCGTTATTTGTTCTTTTGAAGTAAATGCGTTCAGCGTTGGTAAGGAACCTGTAGGGCTCTGCTTCGTAAACGATGTTAGGGGCGCTGTTAGAAATGGTTACAGCCATATTGCGATTCATCTCATGCACTACAAGAATGATTTCAAAGCTGTATTCGTCATAGTCATCACCGAAGAACCTGAGTGCATCGGTAGAGCCTGAAGCGTCATCAACGGAGTAGTTCCGGTAGTTGTTAGGGTCTTGTGTCCAGCTAAGCCCCATGTAGTTCGGTGTTTGAGGGGTTATGTCTTCGCTGTACCAGTAGCCATCCGCTTTTTGATAAAAATTTCTAAACGGGCTTCTTAACGTGCCAAAAGCAACATCAAAATAACCATTTAACGAGCGATAGTAAGAACGGTCTGCATCCAACGTGGCCCACGAGTTATCGAGTTCAACGTAGTCAATAATTCCTTCAAAGTATTCGCTACTGAACTCGCCTATTTTGTATAAATCAGTAACCGTAGTCTCATATTCATGCCACTGGTGATTAGCTAAAGTGGGGTTACCTGGCAAACCGTTACCGCCTGCACCCATCGGGTAAACTCTAAGCTTTATACCGCCAGAGTACGCAGAGTTAAGGCGTATAATCATACCTCTTTGGAAAATAGCGAACTTTCTTGAACCTATAACAGTCGGGATAGTTACCCATCTATCTGTTAATGAGATATGAACCAACCCACGTACATCGTCATAGCGAATTTGAGGGCTATTATTAGGCGAGTCTTCGGGAATAACCTCGGTCTTTTTCAGCGTTGGGTAGTCACTCAGAATATGCGTGAGGCTTTGGTTTTGTCTGACTGGTGGGCTTTCAGCTAAACTGCGCTTGTTGGCTGTGACAGTTTGAGGAAGTTGATCTTCTGATAGTGTGCCGGTGACTTTATCAAAACTGGGGTAACCTAGTGCATGCTCAGGCTTGTCGGTTATCTCGCTAAATTTTGCCCAGCGTGTCGCGGTTTCAGGAATATTCTGAAGGTTTTCCCATACTAATTCCGCAAGGCCGCTACCATCGCCAATATCAATGGTGCCATCAACGAGTTTCGTTAAGCCTGTTGGCGTTACAACTAACACCTTTTCGCCGTGCTGATTGGTAATTTGGTAATAGTTGTTTTTAGAGTTAAACCACCCTGTCATTTCATCTTCACGCTGATGCCACTTTTGCTGCAGCAGTACAACGTTTTGAGCCACTTGCGCTATAGGTGCTTCAGCGAAGTTTTGAATAATAGAGTATTCAGCGTCATTAACGGGGTCACCAGCATACGGTTGACCGTCTAACCGTCCTTTAATTCGTAGCTGGTTATCGGTATCAATCTGGTAAATCTCAAAGAAGGCTTTGCCATCGAGCGTGAACAAGTCACCTTCAGAGATATTACCCACCGACTGAAAGTAGGTGTCGGTACCTGTTACGATATTCGAGTTGCTAGGAACCGATACCGTGCCCGTATTGTAAACGTTAGTCATAGAAAGCTAGGGATTTCCAAACGCATGTTATTCGGCATGTGGCGAAGCCTTACTTCATCTGCTTTCTTGTTTTTCGCATCAAGAAACAGATTTTCGTAATAAGGCACTTCTTCAGGTGAAAACCATTCAGTGCCAGGGTGTTTTTTAAGAATGGCTAATGCGCCCCAGCGTAACGCCTCTGCATTTTCTTCATACGCTTCCCTATCCATAGCGGGAGCCGTGAATTTAGGGCGAACGGCGAGCGTTACTGTTAGGTATTCTTCTTTGTCGGGAATGGGGATAAGCTTTAAGGTTTTATTATGCTCACCTACATAACCTCGTGGTCGGCCTTTGCTTTGACTATGCTCATCGCGTGACAGGTGCGTCAAAATATCGCTATCACTGCGCTTTACTGACAAAATTGAAACCACCTCAACAAAGTTGTCATCTGGCTCTATTGGGTATTTCGCTTCACCATCAATAACTGATATTTCAATTTCCTGCTGAAAAGCAAACACGTGACGGAAAAAGTCACGTGCTGCCTCACGGATAGCGTTTGCCGCTGTAAACGCCGGTACATTTGGCACATACGGTGCTACGAGGGTGTTTAAGCTATCAAACGCAATCATGCTTACATTCGCTCTTCAGGGTTAGCCGCTTTATCTACACCAGATTTATTACCTAGTGCGCGCTCGAAAATGCTGTAGTGCGAAGCTGCGCGTTGTGCGTTAGCTGCGTAATCTGCATCTTTCGAGTACGCTGCGTAAAGCATGTACTCTTTGATTGCATTGAAATAGCAATCATCAATACTGATAGTGGTGGTGTCGTTCTCAAAATCAGTAATATTCACCGCTTGCGGCGCTACCGAGTAAACAATTTGAATGTCAACGGCCTGTGTCGGCTGCGGATAAACGTAAATTGTTTTGGGGTCGCGCTCATCAAATGCCCAACTTGCTACGCGTGGTCCTGGCGTGTTGTGCCAATTAGGTATTTGATCGTCCAATATGCGGCGCTTGGTGCTTCTGATTGGCTGACCTGAACTTACATCGTAAACAACGTCCATCCAGCGAAGACCATCACTAGGCAAGGTTTGCTTTGACTCGCCTGCTACCAGCGTGAACGCAACGTTCTTAGTGCTGGCATCAGGACGAAGGTTCACCACTGCCAATACAGCATTGTTATAGGCGTTTAGTAGTTCAGGATTAGGCCAGCGTGTACTTGTATTATCTACAAGCGTTGCTCGCACTTGCGCAATTGCATCAATAACTTTACGTGTTGCCATTGGTGAACCTCGCTCTTACGCTTTGCCAGCTTTTACAGCATCGTCGTAGTCTTTTTTGGTGGCCTTGACCATGCCAAACTTGCCTTTGCGCCACTGCTTAACAAGATAAGGTGTAGCTTTAAATACGCGGCCAGAACTTGCTTGAAGATAGTCAGGTGCTTCAGCGGTAGCGCTATCTTGTAAATCTACTGCGCCTTCAGTCGTTGGTTTTGCTTGTGCCATTTTCTAGGCTCCTTAAACGAAAAAGCCCCCAATGAAGGGGGCGAAAGGGTTTACGTTATGCGCGGGAATTAACCCAGGCGCATTACACTGTGACCAAGTTGCTCAGGCAGCAACACATCAAAACCGTACACAAACAGTGAACGAACCAAGTCACCGAAGTCTTTCGGGTTCTTTAGTTTTTCCATTTCAGTGATTTGTGCGGCAAACGATAGCGCTGACTTGTGACCAAATAGCACATCATACGCACCACTGGTGTTACGTA